AAAGTAAATAAAACACCAGAAGAAAAACTAGCCATAGCTAAGATACAAGTTATGATGGAAGATTCTTTTGGTTTATTAAGTAGTACATATACTAGCCTTGCAACAAAAGACAAAGCTAGGAACTGGTTTGAAACTTCTGATTGTGCATTGTGGTGCGACATGGCAGGTACAACACACGATAGAGTTAAAAAACTATTTGGTATATTGACAGAAAGATTTAATTCTGGTAAGATAAACAAAGAAGAACTAAGATTAGGAATAAGAAGATTGGAGAAAAAACTATGAACATATTTCATTTACATAAAGACCCTAAGATATGTGCTGAGTATCATTGTGATAAGCATGTAGTAAAAATGATATTAGAAACAGCACAGATGCTATCAACTGCATATCAAAAACATTGTGGTGATGATGACAAACTTTATAAATCTGCATACCCTAAACACCCTATGACAATATGGGTAGGAGAGTCTGTTGAAAATTTTAACTATGCACATTTACTTGGTAAGGAACTTGGAAAACAATATACAAAAAGGTATGGTAAGTTACACAAATCATCTAATATTATAAATGCTTTTCATAATGGCAGACTACAAAATGTAGAAGATAGATTTCCATCTCAATACTTTACGCCACCACCACAATGTATGCCAGATGAATATAAACATAGAAATTATATTACAGCTTACAGAAATTATTACATTGGCGAAAAGAAAAGATTTGCTAAATACACATTAGTTGACACACCAGACTTTATGTGTTAAGGTAAATCATTATGAAAAAAATAATCAAAAAAATAAATGCATGGTCATTATATTACAGACAAGAAATTGTATGGTTTATAGTGGGAGTAATAGTAGGAGTAATAATATTATGATATCTAAGGAAGACTATATAGAGCAACAGGTTGAATCTTCATGGGAAGATTACAAATTTATTTCTCAAATTCTTTATGAGTATTTTGAAGATCAAGTAAAAGATATGTCTCAAGAAGAATTTAAACAACATCTAAAAGACTTAAACTGGACAGTAGAATAATGAATAGAAAAGAAATAGAAAAAAAGATAGGCACACTATCTAATCCAAGTAAGATGCCTTCTTATGCTTGGGGTATACCTATTGAGTATTGTAAAACAGGTATGAAACTAGCAAAGACAGAAGGTACAATATGTAATAAATGTTACGCTGGTAAAGGTTGTTATATCTTTCCTGCTGTAAAAGCAATGTATGAAAAGAGATACAAAGCTATTGAGATGACTGAGTGGGTAGACTATATGTCAGAACTTATTACTCAAAAGTACAAAAACCTAGATAAATCAAGACTTTTTCACAGGTGGTTTGACTCTGGTGATGTGCAATCTTTTGGTCACTTAATGAAAATATTTGAAGTGTGCGAGAACACACCACATATAAAACATTGGTTAGCTACAAAAGAATATCAAATAGTAAATCAAGTAGATGTAAAAGATGTACCAAAAAATTTATGTCTTCGTGTATCTGCTACTAAAATTGATGGTGCAATACCTAAGTTTTGGAAGTGGACATCTGGAGTACATAGAGATGAAACCCCTAAGGGTAGAGAATGTCCTGCGTATAAGCAAGATGGTGAATGTAAAGATTGCCGTGCTTGTTGGGATAGAAGAATAAAAACAATAAGTTATAAGGAGCATTAGTATGAGTAATTGTTACGACCATAGTATAAAAAAAGATATGTTAAATACTGTCTATGGCAGTAAAAAAGAATTAAAAGATGATTTAAAAAACAATAGAAGAGAGTTAGCTACTTGGTATTATAATGAACAATCAAAATATGATAGGGCATTATCAAACTTTGATGAATGGTATAATGAGTATGCAGGAGAAAGTTGGGAAGAATTAAATGGAGAAGGAGAATAATATATGAGCATAGATAAAAAAGGTTACTTACGAGTAATAGGTTGGTCAATAAATGTTAAGTGGTCAGACGGGCAAGAAGAAAATTTAACTGACTGTGATGATGATACAGCTAGTGCTGTTGATACATGGTTAAATGAAATAGAGGAAGAAAGAAATAACTAATGACATTTGCATGGTATCACCCAAACTATTATAAAAAAATTAAAAACAACTTGACAAATGAAATAAACTGTGATAAGGGAAATAACAATGAAAAAATACAAAATAAGAATAGCAGGACTAGGAATAGAAGCAACAGCAATAATACCATTCGAAAAAGAACCGACAACTCTTGAAGTAGAAAATAAAACAGCAGAATATCTAAATCACAATTTAATGAAAGTTGAAACAGACGGCAGTTTTTATGATCCAAAAAGATATACGCTAACTTACGAGGAAATATCAGATTGAATTATAAACAACAACTAGCAGTAATAGAAGGACTATTTGTTCCACCAGATTCACAGGTGCGAATGGATTGTCCTTTTTGTAGTGGTAGTAATACACTATCAATAGATACAACAGAAAATCAAATAGGTTGGTATTGTTTTCATGCTTCCTGTAATGCTAAAGGAAAAAAACAAGGAGAAAAAAATATGCAATATGTACAAAATGTATTTCATGGAAATAAAACATTACACATAGAAGATGCTGAGTTTAAAATACCAGATAGCTTTCAATCTATTTACTCCAATGATAAAGCTATGCATTGGCTATCTAAAAATAATTGTTGGGAGTCTTGGTCTTGGGGTAGAGCAGATTTTAAATATGATATTAAATATGAAAGAGTTGTATTTCTTGTTAAGAATAGAACTACACAAAAAATAGTAGGTGCTGTAGGTAGAGCATTAAATAAAAATGACTATCCTAAATGGTTTATGTATGGTAATAAAGATGTTCCTTTTAAATGTGGTGAATGTAATGACGCAGTAATAGTTGAGGATTGTCCATCTGCATGTGCAGTA